AACCCCGTGCAAACCACACACCACCTCCCCTGCAACAACAGCGAAAGCCGCTGTCATCCAGCGGCTTCCTTGCGGTTTGTGTCCTTTTTCCTGCGGTTTGCATCCCCTACCCAAAGTTGTCGTACAGAATAGAATTGATTATTGTAACTATTTTGTATTCAGTTGATTATGAAATTCAGTTAACTTTTTGGGACAAATTAGGCTTTACTCGAGCCCTCTGTTGTTGCCCACAAAGGCATAGTACATGTCTGCTGCCGCCCTTGTAGCGAAAGCCTCAGCCCATGTCTTGTAGTCTCTTGCCTGTCCGCTGGCCACGTCGCGGTACGGCGTTTGCCACAGCTTCTGCAACGACGCGTGAATCTTTGCAGGGTCTGTGCCGTAGGCGTCTGTCAGCTCTGTGCCGTATTGCCGCATGAGCGTTTCCACCCACTTTGTGAAGTCGCTGCCCGGGTGCAGGAGCAACACCTCGAACGCCGCGGCTTTCAGTTCCTCCAGCGAACAGCATCCGTAAAATACCCCTGTGGCTTCACCAGATGTGCCACAATCGATTTTCTCACCGTCCATGGATAGTTGCCCCCCCCTCACTGGAAAAAGTCGACTGTGCGGTATTTTTCAGCGTTTCACGCTCATTCGCCTCCGTTACGGCTTTCATCAGCATGGACAGCTTGCGAAATGCTATGTCTTCTTTACTGCTCATTGACACAAAACTTAAAATTTATTGTTATTCGATAGTCATTATCTTTGCGGCATGAAAGAATACTGGTATCTCAGAGGGGAAGACTTTCTCCCCGAACCAATCGACTCCATCTGCAAGAGCTGGAAGCGGTCACGTCGCTCCATCGTGGAGTTCCTGTCGGCAAGTGCGAACATCTTCACATCAAGGGAGGATGCGGAGGAAGCGTCACGCATTGTACGTGCCGCACTCATCGCCCATCAAGTACGTCGAGGACTAATCGCAGAAATTCGTACTGCCGTTGATATTCCTCCCTACGACGAGGGCTGATGCCTCTGCTCTCCATCTCCGCATGGTCAAGCGCACCGTTCACCTTGGCGAGCCCAATGGCATAGCGTATGAAACGCTTCACGTCTTTCTCGTGTGCGCTGTCAGGGTGAGCAGACAGCCACTGCTCCTTTAGCTCGTTTATATCTTTCAGTTCCATATATATTCATTTACCTTTTCTTTTGCCACAGTAGCCCATTCCTTTGATACTGTCCACTTCAATCCGTATTTCCCGTATATAAACTCACAATTCCGAAGTGCAGATACAACTATGATGAAAAACAGCTTCTTCATCTTGATGTCAGTTTTTCGATAACTGCCATGAAACGGTCAAACTGCTCTTGGTTATTCTTTACTTGTTCCTGAACAATCTTCCGCATTTCCGATATTTCGTCTATCGCCTTTGACAAGGCAATAGCATCGTTGTTGGAAATATTGTTGCCACTACCGCTCACATTTGCACCCACAACAGTGCTGCCATCCGCATCACCGATTGAATGTGATGGGCATAAAACATTACGCAATATTTCGTATTTTGTCTTTGGAACAGGGCGACCCGCCTCCCAGTTTTGGATAGTCTTTATATCAACTCCCACAGTCTTTGCTAATGCCGATTGAGTAAGACCTGCTTTTTTTCGCAACTCTTTTATGTCTCCTAACTTGTTATCATTCATCATAATACATTTTATTAAACAATTTTTAACTAATTGAAATACGAAATATTCCGTTAAATTTACCTGCAAATACGAAATATTCCGTATCTTTGCATCAAATCAAGGTGCGTTGCTGTGCAACTCGCCCAGTTCAAGAAAGCAAACATACTGATTATTAACGTAAAAAGCAAATAAAATGGAAGAATTTCGCATCATCAAAGAGACCGCCACCAACTCTGTCAAGAGTCTCCTCACCCTGGCCAAGGGCAAGACCGTGAGCGTGCCCTGCCAGGTATTCGCCCCCTACAGCACCGTCAAGAGCGCCGTCTCCCGCCTCAACCAGCACGCCGGCTTCACCGAGTTCGAGGTCTCCACCCCCGACAACGGCGCCACCATCGTCGTCAAGCGCAACGTGAAACCCGCCAAAGCCCCCAGGCAATGACCCCTTCGGCCTCCGACAGCTCCACTTGCGCAGCCTGCCCTCACGTCCACAACGGCATCAACGGGCTCTACTGCAACCTGCTCGGCCGCTACGTCGAGCATTCAAAACACCCACCGTGCAATCAAGAAAAAATCAAAGCAAAATGAAACACTTCACCTTCATCACCCTCATCTGCACGGCCTGCCTCTTCGTCATGGGCACCGCCGCCTTCCTGCTCCTCATCTGCGACTACGAGGGCAACGACCTCGCGCCGCTGCTCATCGTCAAGTCACTCGGCATCGTCCTCGCCTGGCTCACCTGGCGGCTCGGCCTGCGCTGGCAAGGGCGCGGCCTCCTCTCGGCTGCACAAAAGTCTCTCAACCGCTAATTCCCCCACTGGCTATGGACGAGAACACCATCAAGGCTATTGCCGCAAGTCTGGCCGCCATCCTCAAGCGCGACCTGGCACCCGTTGCCCCCAAGCCCCTCTACACCACACGCGAGGCCGCTGCCTTCCTCGGCGTCAAGGTCTGCTACATCCACGAGCTCACCCGCCGGGGCAAGATCCCCTACTACCGCTCCAGCGGCGGCAAGCTCATCTACCTGCGACGCGACGACCTCCTCAGCTGGGCACAGGCCTACTTCGTCCCAGGCAAGAAACAAAGCACATAAAACTCCCTATCGTTTAATCTTTTTTAATCGTCAACAATTATGGCAAAAAACAACGAACTCACCCTGCAGGAAAGCCGCGAACTGCTGCTCAACCCTGCCTACCAAGCGCAAAAAGCGTTCGAAATCCAACAGCGCATGGCACAGATGTACGTGCAATCCACCATCGTCCCCGACACCTACCGCGGCAACATCGGCAACTGCGTCATCGCCATCGACATGGCACAGCGCATGCACGCCAACCCGCTCATGGTCATGCAGAACCTCTACATCGTGCACGGCACCCCGGCCTGGTCGTCCAAGTTCCTCATCTCCTGCATCAACATGAGCGGCCGCTTCACCCCCCTGCGCTACCAGTTCACCGGCAAGCGCGGCACCCCGCAGTACGGCTGCCGCGCCTACGCCTACGAGAAGTCCGATGCCCAGCACCACGACGCCCTCTGTTCCGTGTGGGTCACCATGGAAATGGCCGACAAGGAGGGGTGGACCAAGAAGTCCGGCTCCAAGTGGCTCACCATGCCCGACCAGATGCTCATCTACCGCGCCGCCGCCTTCTGGTCCCGCGCCTACGCCCCCGAGATCTCCATGGGCTTCCTCACCCGCGAGGAGGCTATCGACGAGGTGGACTATGTCGAAATCCCCGATCAGGAGAGCCAGGTCGACAGGCCCGGCGACACTGCCGCACCGCCTGTCGACGACGCCCCAGCTCTTGAAGGGGCCGCCGATGCAGCCGCTCCAGCTGCCAGCCCGCAAGCAGCCGCGCATCAGCGCCACACGCAGCCTGCCCTCGCTGTCGATGCCGCAATGCAGCGTCAGCAGCCTGCCCGCAAGTCCAACTACAAGGCGCCCTCGCAAGTCCTTTTCTCCACCGACGGCACCAAGGTAGACACCGAAACAGGCGAAATCATTCAGCAGCCATGACGCGCTGAGTATCCCGGCCTCTGGCGGGCCACTTGGCGCCCAGGGTGCGCAGCCCGAGGCCCGCCAGCCTTTTTCAATCATCAACCCCAATTTATTTTTTATTATCTCTCTAAAATTTTATTCACATCTATGGCTTTTACAATTATCCGCCCAGCCTCCAAAACCGAATGGCTGGCACAACGCGAGAAAGGAATCGGCTCGTCCGAAGTAGGTACAATTCTGGGCCTCAACCCGTGGGAAACCCCCTACCAGCTGTGGCGCCGCAAGAAGGGAATGGCCGCACCTGTCCAGGAAAACGAGGCCATGCGCGCAGGGCACATCCTCGAGGGGGCCGTGGCCGCCTACTTCGAGCAGGAAAGCGGCCGCCACGTCATCAAGGCCTCCGAGGGCGACTGGATCGCCGTCGACACCGAGCGCGACTTCCTGCGCGTCTCCCCCGATCGCACCTATTGGCTCGAGGGCAAGCACAGCCGCGACAACAAGGGCATCGTCGAGTGCAAGACCACCCAGCTCGACATCGACGCCCACGACCTCCCACGACACTGGTTCTGCCAGCTCATCTACCAGCTCGGCGTCATGGGCTATCGACAGGGCTCGCTTGCATGGCTCACGCGCGGACGCCGCTTCGGATACCGCGACTTCGACTTCGACCCCGACTTCTACGCCTTCATCCTCGAGCGCCTCACCAAGTTTTGGACCGACTACATCCTCGGCGACCAGGAGCCACCCGTCACCACCGTCGACGACGTGCTGCTCAAGTTCCCGCATTCCTCCCTGGGCAAGGCTGTCGAGGCGCGCGACGAGGTGATACACGACATCCTCAGCCTGAAATCGATCAAGCCGCAAATCGACGAACTCTCCCGCCAGAAGAAAGAACTCGAAGACCGCATCAAAACCTTCATGGCCGACGCCGACACCCTCTGCCTTCCAGGCACCAGGGAGAGCAGCCCCAAGGTGCTTGCCACTTGGAAGTCTGCCAAGGACAGCGAGAAGTTCAACGAGAAGCAATTCGCCAAGGATCACCCCGACCTCTACAGCCAGTACATGTACTCCGTCCCCGGCTCTCGCCGCTTTCTCGTCAAGTAATCACAACTGTCTCACACACATCAACTACAAGCGAAATGAGAAACAACCAACACACCTATGAGTTGCGACGCGGCTTCACGCTCGACGATCACTTCACCGGCACTCTCCGCGACGCCCGCCGCCGCGGCGAGATGATGGCTACACGCCTGTGCGATGACGTTACCCTCTATGCCTTCAACGAGCCGCTCTCCGCCTGGACTCCGCTCGGCACCTTCCACGGCCACATGCGCTTCACCACAGTCCACGGCCACATGCGCATCATCAAAGACGATTTCTCGGGCCTCGCCAAGGCCAGAAAGGAGGACCGGCAATGACTGCAACCGCCAGCACCGCCCCCTCGGGCGCGACCTCGCAAAAGGAGCTCGTCCTCTGCCATCTCAAGCGCTTCGGCAGCATCGAGCCGCTCACCGCACTGCGCGAGTACGGCTGCTACCGTCTCGGCGCCCGCATCGCCGACCTTCGCCGCGAGGGCTACAACATCACCACCCAGCACGTGTCGGCAATCTCCAAAATCACCCGCCGCACAGTCACGTTCGCTAAGTACACACTCATCAATTCATCACCAGCATGAAATCGATTTCCAACCGCCAATACGCTCTCCTCGTGGAGAAGCTGCCCCGCGTACTGCAAATGGCACGCACGGGCAGCAAGGCGGTGACGCTGCGGCAGTGTGAGGACATCAGGCAGCTCTCACTGCTGCACCTTCAACTGAAAAACAAATTATCAACATCACTAAATCACACATCAAAATGACACGTAGAGACATCATTCGCCAACTTTCCAATCGCACTGGCCTCAGCCAGTTCCAATCCACCTGCGCCCTCGAGGCCTTGATCGCCATCGCCGGCGACGCCCTCGCCGGTGGCGACGCTATCTTTCTCAGGGGCTTCGGCACGCTCAAGACGGTGCATCGTGCTGCCAAGAACGGGCGCGACATCTTGCGCGGCACCCTCATCAATATCCCCGCTTGCAAGCAGGCCAAGTTCATTGCCTGCAACGAGCTCAAAGCACGCATCAACCACAAGCTTGAGGATTGACAATGGCTCGTTTTGTTTCCAGTTCCCCCCGGCTGCGCCATGCAGCCATGGGGGAAAATAAGTACCGCAACAAGCCCTCCTGCGGCTATGCCTCGCGCAAGGAGCACCGCCGTGCCCTGGAGCTGCGCCTCATGCAGCAAGCAGGCCTCATCAGCGGCTTGCGCGAGCAGGTTCCCTTCGAGTTGGTACCTGCACAGCGCGATGCCTCCGGCAAGCTGCTGGAACGCGCCTGCCGCTATGTGGCCGATTTCGTTTATACCGGCAACGACGGCCTCACGGTTGTTGAAGACACAAAAGGCGTCCGCACCCCTGCCTACCGCATCAAGCGCAAGCTCATGCTCCACGTCCATGGAATCAGAATAAAAGAACTGTAATAAATTACGCTCCACAACACATGCCTGATCGACAAAAGACAACCAACTATTTCTCCCACGACAGCAACGCCCGCAACGACGAGAAGCTCGTACGCTTGCGCATGCGCCACGGCGCCGCAGGATATGGAGTTTACTTCATGCTGCTCGAGCGGCTCAGGGAAGAAAACAATTACACGAGTGTCAGAGATTATAACATGATAGCCTATGACCTTCGTGTCGACGCGTCGCTTGTCAAGTCTGTGGTTGAGGACTTCGGGTTATTCGCCTTTGCCCACGACGGCAAGTGCTTCTACTCCGAGAGCTTCTCCCGCAGGATGGAGATGATGGATACTTTGCGCCGCCGCCGTTCTCACGCCGGTAAGCTGGGCATGGCTTCCCGCTGGGAAAAACAGCCCCGTCATCTGCAGGCCTCAAGCCAGGCACACCCCTCAACACCCTCGCAGCAACCTTCGCCACAGCTTTGTCCAGCGCAGCACCAGCCGCATGCCGGTGACGACGACAAGTGGCTTCAACTGTTTTTCCGCAAGGAAAACTCGTTAAACCTCAAGACCCTGCTCATGAGTTTCGGCCTGCAACCCGATGCCACGCCACTCCTGCGCTCTTTGGCCGAGGAAACTGTCTCTGAATGGAAAATCTCGGGCAAGCAACATGCCGACTACACCGACTTCTCGCAACATCTCATCGCAACCATGCGCATCAAGGCCGGCGCCTTAAAGGCGGCAAAAACCTCCCATCCAGTCAGCAAGCTGAAGCCTAATGTAGACAACAAGCCCAAGCCCGATGATTACAGTTACCGCGGCGGCTTTGGAAGTGAAGATATATGACACACACACTCTCTCTCCCTCTATCACTATGCACGAAAATCACAATTCATTGCCACCGTCCACCCTCGAGCCTCGACAGTCTGCACCCTCTTCAAGAGGGCACATCGCGCAGCTGGACTCCTGCCTCCGCAGGGCCTACGATGAGTTGCGCAAGCAGCGCGATGCCTCGCAAGACTTGACCGACGACAGGGTATACAACGCTCACGCCCGCGCCCTGCTGTGGGTGGCCAACAATGTTGTGCTCCGTCACCAGCGGCGCTCCTTTATCATCGACGACGACAACCGCCAGGTGGTGCGCTTCATGCTCTACTACTTCAACGGATGCCCCCTCGCCGAGAAGGTGTTCCCCGAGCGTGGCTACAAGCTCCACAAGCACCTGTTGCTCATGGGGGCTGTGGGCACAGGCAAGACGCTGCTCATGCAGGTGTTTTCCCAGTACCTTCGCATCACCCGCAACCCGCGCTTCTTCTACAACCTCTCGGTCACGCAGATGGTCAACTACTACACCCTCCACAACAACCTCGACCGCTACACCTACAACGAGGAGCAGAACCGCGGCTTCCAGTGCATGCCAGTCAACATCTGCCTCAACGACCTCGGCGTTCAGTCCGCCAAGTTCTACGGCACCGACACCGAGCTTCTCACCAACGAGTTCCTCCATGCACGCAACGAGATCTGGACTTCCTACCACAAGATGGCTCACCTCACCACCAATCTCACTGTCGAGCAGCTCCAGGCAAAGTACAATGACGGCTTCGGCCGCCTGCTCGACCGCTTCAAGACCTACAACGTCATTCCTCTCGCTGGCCAAAGCCGGCGATAATCACTAATAATTCATATCAATGTCAAAAATGGAAACTTCTATGATTTCAACCCTCCAGCCGCTCTTCTGTTCTCGCGCGGCTCTCGTCAAGGCTCAGAACAGAATGACCCTCTATCTGGACGACTATCCCGAAATGGATTGCCAGCTTGTCATGCAATTTGGCGACGGGGCCATGTGCCCGCTCTCCGGGATCAGCAGCGACGACATCGAGGAGCTTTTGGCAGCTCGCCTCGCTCATGTGGAGCAGCTTATCCAATCGGTTCTTCATGACTCCGACACCCAAAGTATAACCTCAATCGACCAATCGTTATGAATACCCACATTTTCTTTGAAGTAGCCGCACGCTACGACAAGCTCGACGACAAGGGCGTCGTCAGGCTCTTTACCGAGCAGTTCATTGTCCAGGCAGCTTCTTTCACCCAAGCCGAGGCTCTTGCTACCCGAGCGCTCATGCCATTGGCAAGCGGAGCGTTCCGCGTGGTGAAAGAAAAAATCTCCAACATTTCCGAGGTGATCACCGCCGCCGACACGCCGGCCCACAAGTTCTACAAGGTGAAACACAGCGTTGTCACTATCGACGAAAAAACGGGCCAGGAGCGCATGTGCCCGCAATACCTGCTTTTTCAAGCCACGTCCAACGACGACGCACGCAGCCGATACGACGCCTACATGCAAGATTCTTTCGCCGATACCGAGCTCGAAGCGATCTCCGAGACCAAATTTGTTGATTATATAACCGAACACAACACCTCCAAAAATGAAAAATAAAGAAATTCCTGTTACCGAGTTCGGCAACTTCTCCGATGCCGAGTTTGAGCGCGTCCAGGCGCTGTATCGAAATCTGCTGCGCGCTACTGCTGGCAGCATCCACGACAATCCCATGCGCCTCGATGCACTGCTCTACGCAATGGCCAATTACATTGCCGTCGTCTTCCACAACAACGCCAGCCAGCAGGGCGAAAATACCGTCGAGCCTTCGCTCTGCGCCCTTGCCACCCTCACCATCGACGCTCTTTCACATTTCGGCCACGACACAGGCGGTCTTGGCCGCGTCATCGACAGCTACCTCTCGCATGGCGTCTCAGCCAATTGATCACCAACAACAATCATAACAACAATGAGCAACATCAAGATTACATCCACCCTCAACCGCCGCCAGGGCTCAGGACTGCGCGTCAAAACGTTTCTGTTCAACTCCAAGCAGGCAGCGCAGCTCGACGATGCAGTCAACTCCTTTGCAGCTGCACACTGGGTAGTGAGGATCACAGCTATCAGGAGTGCAGCCTGCATCGGCTATGCCGTGGTCTACATCGACAATGACCCCTCGGCCCAGCGGTAATATTTGTACCCGATTTCGCTTTTTCGGGTACATGTTACGCCTTACGTGTACCCGTTTTTCAGTTTTTTTTACACAATTTCTTTCCAATGTTTTGAGAATTGGAAACAATTTGCAAAAATTCAGAAAATCTTAATAGTGTTCTAAGACCCCTCTCGCAGGGCTACAGGCACCTGTGTCCGCCAGTCTCGAACAATTAACAATTAAAGAAAACAAACTAAATGAAACAAGAACCGATCACAATCTGCTACGTTAGCCGTAATGATAGTAGCGGATATTGGAATGTTACACAAGGTGACAAGATTGCTTCATGTCTTGGCTACGATGAAGTGTTGGGGCTGATCTCTGCTTTGATTATGCCCGAAAATCGACCTTGCCTTCAGTGGATGGTCCCAAACAATGCAAGGCACTATAGCATTCCTGTCGATGGTGAGAGTGGCAATTCTTGACGTCGACGGGCATAATTTCCCCAACCTCGCGTTGATGAAACTCGCCCGATGGCACCGTATGCGGGGCGATAGCGTTGAGCACTATACCCCGCTATTTGGCCATTACGACCGCGTTTATATGGCCAAGGTGTTTACCCACACGCCCGATTATCTTTACCCCGTCACGGGCGCAAAACAGATTGTCAAGGGTGGCACAGGATATGATTTCAAGTCTGCTCTACCCGACGAGATCGACCACGTCCAGCCCGATTATTCTGTTTACCCTTTCGTCGACCGCCACACCGCCTACGGCTTCCTCACTCGGGGCTGTTGCAACCGCTGCCCGTGGTGCATAGTCCCACGCAAGGAGGGCATGGTTAAGCCCTATATGGATGTTGACGACATCGCAATCGAGGGGCGCACCTCCCTTATTCTTATGGACAACAATGTGCTCTCTTCCAGCTTTGGCCTGCAGCAAATTGAGAAGATTGCTGCCAAAGGCTATCGTGTCGACTTCAACCAGGGGCTCGATGCCCGGCTTGTAACAACCGAAATTGCCAAGCTTCTTGCACGTGTAAGATGGCTGCGTAATATCCGATTTGGCTGCGACACTCAGCTGCAAGTAGAGCAGTGCGAGCAAGCGATGGCCCTTATCGACAGCTACTCCTCCAGGCCTAATGAATACCTTCTCTACACGATGATCTATGGCAATATCGAAGAATGCTACAACCGCATAAGCCACTGGCGCGATGCCAAGTTTAGATCTCGAGTGATTTGCCAATCTCAGCCCATGATCGACTTCTCTCAAAAACACAATGCTATCCCGCAATGGCAGCGCGACATGGCACGCTGGAGCAACCGCCGACAGATTTATAAGACAACCGATTTCAAAGACTTCAGGCCACGTTCAGGCTTTGTCTGCAATCAGTATTTTTAACTTCAATTTCTTATGTGGCAATTCACAGTGGTGCTAATGTGGTGCAAATAACAAACCCATCAAAGCGCAATGTTTCAATGGGTTGTGGCTCATTCGCAGGTGGTGCAAGTGCCGAAAAAGTGCCGAAAAAGTGCCGAAAATCGCTGAAAAAAAGGCCATGCAACAATGCCGATTTCTAAACTGTCCTTTCCTGAAAAAAGTTGACTCATAAACAGAGTCAAAGAAATGTATCAATTACACACAGAAGTACACTGCGCCAGCCCGCGCCCTGTCGCCAGGGTGCGGCTCTTGGTTCGCCCGACATGGGCATAATCTAATGGGTGCAAGTCCCGAGCGTGCCCCGATAGCGGGAAGCGCATAGTCCAAAGCAACGGTGTCCACCGCGAGGAGAATCGGAAGGAAGCAAAGGACAAAAGTCTGGCTCCACGCACAGAAACTTGATACAAGGCTCAAAGTCAGGGGTAAGGTTGCCAAACAAACCAAAGCCCGATAGCTATCCGGACTGAC